GGTGAACGACATCAGATCTAGTACCAGCTCGGTCGTGGCCTCGTCGGCCGCTGGTGTGTCCGTCACGGTTTCCCTTTCTCAGCTCAGCCCATGGGCTCGGATTGCTTCGGTGGTGCGGCGCACGTAGAGGTCGTAGACCTCTTCCCGGCGCTTGTCGGACGCCTGGAACAGGAACATGTTCCCGGTGATCCAGCCGCCCTGCGCCCGGGGCCGGCCCGCCGTGCCGTGCCCGAAATGCGATGGTGCCGTCCACGGGGTGGCAGCGGAGCCGAACCGGACCACACCCCGGCGGCCGGAGGCGGTGGCACGGCCGGTGGCCCGCACCCGGGTGGAGTGCGCAGCCGGGCGGGCGGTCTCCAGTACCAGCGTGGCGGCGGCCAGGGCCACCGTCTTGTCGGTGGCGTCGGCCTCCACCCCAGCCAGGGCAGCGTCGAGCGCGGCGGCCCCGGTCAGCTTGGCCGGCACCGGCCCCTCAGCTCGTGGCCCGGGTCACAGCCCCGGAGATCGGCCACGTCAGGTCCATGGTGGCCAGGTCGCCAACCGAGCCGGCGAGCGGCGTGTAGTTGTCGATCAGCGCGCTGAACGTGTAGTTGGGGTTGGTGGCCCCGACCGACGCCGAGGTGGGCCGCACCAGGAACGCGGTGACGGTGCCGAACAGGGCGAACAGCCGGTCGTCGACCGTGGTCGAGGCGAAGTCCTGGTTGAACTTCACCATCACGTTGCCGGACTTGAGCCCGCCGATGACTTCCTTCCACCCGCTGGAGGCGAAGTCGGTGGTGTCCAGCTCGTTCGACTCGATCGACACCTCGACGCCAGCCACGTACTGCGACATGTCGACCGAGTTGATGGAGACAAAGCAGCTGGTGAGAGCGAACACTGCCATGGTTGGGGGTCCCTTTCTAAGCGGGGGTGATGCCGACGGCGGCAGCGAACCGCACCGACGGGTTGGTGCCGGAGATCGTGTAGCTGACCCGGTAGCGGTCGTCTGGGGTGATGGGCCCAGCCACCACGGTCAGCGAGCTGTCGGGCGCCGACACCGGGCCGAGGCTGGCGACCGTGGTGGGTGAGGCGAACCCGGCCCCGTCGTCCCGCTGGATCACGACGGTGATCTCCGGGGAGGTGCCGGTCACGGCCAGGATGTGGATGGCGGCCACCACCGACCGGCCCGTGGCGACGGTGCCGAGCACCACCGCCGTGCCGGTCCCGGTCGAGGTGCGGAGCACGTTGGCCGGGTGGATCAAGGCGCCCCGGCCCACCACCCCGTCACCCCACATGGCCGAGTTGTAGGGGCCGGCGTCGCCGACGGTGCCGAGCATCGACAGCGACGCCCGCTTGTAGCCCATGACGTAGGCCGTGGACCCGTCCGTCTTGGTGGGGCAGATGGTGAGCGGGTACTGCGTCGAGCCGAGCTCGGTGAACAGCTCGGAGTCGAACGTAAGGGCACCGGACTCGATGACGTCGAAGTCGATGAACCCAGCCGACGAGGCCGACGCCGACCGGATACCGCCGAGCAGTGTGGTCCACCCGTCGTCGTCGAACGTGGTGATGTCGAGCGCGTTCGACTCGATGGTCAGGTCGACCTCGTTCGATCGGCCGGTGAGCCGCAGCGGGCCGGCCAGGATCTCGGCGTCGGTGAACGCGAACACTGCCATCGGTCAGTCCTCCGTGCCGTTGCCGGCGATATCGAGCTCGAACAGGGCGGCCATGAACTCGACGCCAGCGACCTGGATGGCGTCGAACGTCACCCGCACCGGCACGCAGTAGGCGCACTCCTGCCAGTCGTGGGCGAACAGCGCAGCGATGACCGACTCGGCCCCGTCGCCGGACACGTAGCCGGCCATCTGGTCCCGGGTCGACCGATCCCACACCCGGCCCACCACCACCACCAGCCCCGCCGTCCAGCGGTCGGTGCCACGCTGGAACGCCACCAACGGGTCGAGCTCGGCCGGGTAGGTGACCATGGCCGCCGGGGGCGACACTTCCTCGGCCGGCCAGGCGTACGTCCGGCCGGCGAGGCTGGGGACGGTGGCAGCCACGGCGGCCACCTCATCCATGACGTCGGCCAGTCTCATCCGACGTAGCTCCCACGGCGCCGGTAGCTGGCCAGCATCACCTCGACATCGGGATGGACCTTGGCCAGCAGGCGCATCTCGTTGCCCTGATCGGGGGAGCCGGCCACCCCGAACGGGGCATTGCGGTCGGCGAACAGGCGGGAGGCCTGGAGCAGGCAGGCGTTCTTGATCGTGTCGGGCACCGCCGTCCAGCCCCACGTGGCCGTCACCGCGACCGTCGGGGGTCCGGAGCCGAGCGGGTCCGGGGTCGCGGACGCCAGCGCCACCCGCTCCCACGGCCGGCCACGCTTGTCGGCGTCCCGGTCGTACAGCCGGTAGGCGGTGGACGCCACGGCCGAGCCGGCCACGGTGACCACGAGGTCGGTGGTGGTCATCACGTCGTCGATGTCGGCCACCCACAGCCCGAGGCGCTGCGAGTAGCTGCACTCGAAGGTGCGGGCCTCGGTGGTGGCGGTGACCCCGAACTGTCGGTCGGTGGCGCGGTCGATCGCCCGGCTGGCGGCCTCTACGGCCAGGTCCAGCTCGACGTCGTCCACGTCATCACTGATCCGCCGGTAGGCCCGGAGATCAGCGACCGTGCAGTAGGGGGGCGCCCAGGTCACTCGGCCGCCGACTCCTCAGCCTTCGCCGAGCGCTTCACCTTCGGCCCATCACTGGACGCCACAGTCGGGGCCGGCGACACCGGCGTGCCCGGCACCGACGCACGCACCTCGGCCGAGACCGGGGCGAAGAGATGCTCGCGGCCCTGCACGATCGGGTCGTCGGAGTTGAACAGGTCGCCCTTGGCCACATGGGTCGGGCCGGGCGCCATGAACGCTTCCTTGGCCCGCAAGATCTCTGGCATCGGTGCTCGCTTTCGTAGGGGGATGCCTGCTGGCCCGGGAAGACCGACCCCCGGGCCAGCAGGCGAACAGGGCTAGGCCGTGGTCGGGATCGACAGCGTGCGGAAGGCGTTGTCGTCGATCGACTCGGCACCGGTCCGCAGCCACCCGAGCAGGCCCCGTTGGCCCTTCGGGAGGTTGTTGCTGGTGTGCAGCAGATGGGGCACGAGCTCCACCTGCATGCCGACCCGGTCGACGATGACGTAGCGGCTCCAGTCGCCGACGAACATGATGAAGTTGTCGGCCGTGGCGGCGGCGTTGATGTCGAGGGCGTCATCGACCTCGGAATGCTCAGCCCACCGCCAGCCGAGCAGCCGCTCGGGGGTGCCGTTGCCCAGCTGGGTCCACAGACCGCCACCGCCGCCGGTGTCGAACTGGCGGATCTTGTTGGCGGTGCCGAGCGAACCGACCCAGGTCGGCATGTCGGCCGACATCCGATACCGGGGCGGCAGCTGGCGCTGCAGGTTGTAGACGTCGGCCAGGGCGAACGTCTCGGCCGTGGCCGGGGCGATCTCGCTCGACCCACCGTCGAGCTCGGTCTGGATACCGGTCGGGGCGGACGTGCCGTTGCCTGTGATGTGGGCGGTCGCCTCGAGGCGGTCACGGGCGTCGACCATGGCCATACGCAGGTCCGACTCGATGCCGGCCCAGTCGCCCTCGATCTCCACGCTGAACGGAATGAAGATTTGCATCTTGAAAACAGGAATGCTCGGCTGAGCCAAAGTGACCGCGTCGTCGGACACCTCGGCCGCTTCGGCGTCCCACGAGGCGGTGGCACCGGCGGACGTGACGCCGTTCCAGGTGTTCGTGGTGATCTGCACCTTGCGGGCGATGTTCCTGATCGGGTTGGTGGCCGAGTTGTTGGTCAACACCACCGTCGGATCCAACGTGAACGGCACAGCGAAACCGCCGGCCGTGGTCGTCAGCGACTGGGCACGCATCGCAGCCGACAGGGCCTGCCGCTCCGAGTCGTCGAGCGCCCAGGTCTGGCCGGCCAGCGACTTGAGGAACGCTGAGCGGTAGGCCGGCGAGCCGGTGTGGAGGAACAGCGAGGCCACCTGCCCGTGGTCACGCACGTTGCGGAGGGTGGCGGCAGCGGCGTCGAGCGCCCACCGCTCGCTGCCCGGGTCGGCCTCGATGGCCGACAGGGCCCGGGCCCGGAGATCCTGCGGGGTGGTGTCCATCCGCAGCGACGACAGGTCGTAGGGGTCGCCGGCCCGGTTCACGTTGGGGGTGCCGAACCGCTCGGACCGGCGGGGCGCCGGGGTCGAATCGTCGCCCTCCACCACAGCCTCGGATTCGGCGATGGCTGCCAGGCGCCGCTCGGCCGTGGCGATCCGATCCCGCAGGGTGGCGGCCTCGGTCTCGGCGGCATCGAAGCGGGTGACGGCCTCGTCGGCCATGTCCCACCCGTCGTCGGCGTCGTCGGGGGCGGTGGTGAGCGAGCGCATCTCGGCGACCAGCTCACGGAGTCGAGCGCGAAGCTGCTCCAGATCCATTTCAGTTCTCCAGGTAGTTGGCCAGCGCGGCCCGGCGGGCCAGCAGGCGGTGACGACGAGGCGAACCATCCGAGTGGGACGAGCCCGGGTCGGCGGCAGTGCTGGCGGGCGCCCCTACCTCTACGGGGTCGGTGCCTGGCCCTGGGGGTTGACCGACCCTGTCGGCCAGCGCGTCACCACTCAGCAGGGCCATGGCCAGGCGGTGACGG